ACAAAGCTATCGAAGCAATTAAGAACGGCGAATATCAAATAGAAAAGCTAATCGAAACTTTTGATTTAGATGCGTCACAACTTAAACAAATTACTGAGTTATGAAAATACGCTGCTCACAAATATCAAAACTTATGGCTACTCCCCGAACCAAAGGGGAGAGCCTATCGCAAACGGCTAAAACTTATATTCAGGAATTAGTATTAGAACATAAGTACGGAATTAAAAAAGAGTTTTGGTCACGTTACACGGACAAAGGAAACCAAGTAGAAGACGAGGCTATTAGTTTTGTCAACGATGTTTTAGATTTAGGATTCATTTACAAGAATGAAGAACGATTCGAGAATGACTTTATAAGCGGTGTACCTGACGTAAACACGAATGAAATACTTTTAGACGTTAAATCTTCTTGGGATGCTACTACTTTTCCGTTCTTTGATACTGAAATACCTAACAAAGACTACTACTACCAGCTTCAAGGTTATATGTGGTTAACAGGAAAGAATGAATCGTTACTTTGTTATTGCTTAATGAATACTCCTTTCGAGATAGTAGAAGACGAAGTAAGAAGAGAACATTGGAAGCAGCATAAGATAGACGAAGATTTAGACATCCGTGATTTTGTACAAAAGAAGCATAACTTCGACCACATTCCTAACGAAAGACGAATCAAAGTATTTAAAGTAGAGCGTGACGAAACAGTAATATGGCAAATACAAGAAAAGATAGAGTTAGCACGAGATTACTATAACAACTTATTTAATACGATATGAAACAGACAGCAGTAGAATGGTTGGTACAACAACTAAGAAATGGTAAGGAATTTAATGATGAATTAATCCAACAAGCCAAAGAAATGGAGAAAGAGCAGATAATTGAATCCGTAGTTAATACGGTGAAAATAGGAACTATGAAAGAGGGTGTTTTGTATTTTACATATGAAGATGAAATACTTGTAAGAAATGAAGCAGAACAATACTACAACGTAACCTTTAAATCAGAATAGAATGAAAGCAAATGAATTAAGAATAGGAAATTATGTTTATGATACTTTAGGTAAAGTAAATACCTATATTGTAAAAGAACCACATAATCAAGTTAAACCAATACCACTAACTGAAGAATGGTTGTTGAAGTTTGGATTTGAAAGGAGTGGTTTATATAATGTCAAGGATGAAGTTTATGTTTATGATGAATATGGATTAACAGATACTGGTTTTGAGTATAGGTTTAATTACACTCAAATAAAATTAAAATATGTTAACCAACTACAAAACCTATACTTTGCACTAACAGGTAAAGAATTAACCTTTAAATCAGAATAGAATGGAAACAGATATAAAATTACACAAAGGTAAAAAGTACATAATTTCAAATGATGATATTGAAGTTGGAGATTTTATTTACAATAAACCAAGTAATTCAATAGATAAATGTATTGGTGTTTTTACAGATGATTTAGTTGCTGAATTTAATAATGGAATGAGAGCAGTTTTCAGTAAAAAAACATACTTTAAATTGGTGGAGTTAAACCTAAAAACCTTTAAATCAGAATAGAATGACACCAAAAGAGAAAGCAATAGAGTTAGTTGATAAAATGTTTATTGAAATGTCAAATTTTTCAATTACAGATGAAGTATTGGAAGAAGTAGCTAAACAATGTGCGTTAATTGCAGTTAATGAAATAATGAAGCAATGTTGGGATTATAGAGATATTGACTTACAAGCGTCTTATGATAACTGGCAAGAAGTAAAACAAGAAATTATTAACCTTTAAATCAGAATAAGATGCAAAAAGACGAAATAGTAGAGTCAGTAATAAACGAATTTAGACTACGTTCACAGCGCGGGATAAAGAAATACGGAACTACGCTACAAGAAAACGAATTAAGTCAATTAGAATGGCTTAAACACCTACAGGAAGAACTTATGGACGCAGTTCTATATTTAGAAAAAGTAAAACAAATAAATAAATAAAAAATGGAAACAAAACAAAATGGAGGAGCAATCTTCAAGAACGAGAAAAAAGCGGACACACACCCTGATTACAAAGGAACTATAAACGTAGATGGCGTAGACAAAGAGATAGCGTTATGGGTTAAGCAAAGCGCAAAAGGAACTACTTACTTTTCGGTAAAGATTTCAGAGCCTTACAAAAAGGCGGAAGAACCTACGCAAGGCAAATGGATTAAACCCGAGCAAGTAATAAACAAAGACCTTCCCTTTTAGTTATGTACATTGACGATTACACTCTACGAAGGTTACTTCAGGAGTTACTACGTAGAAAAACACGAAACCAAATAGTACAAGAAATAAAGTTAAAAGGTGAAAAGTTCCACCAATACAACTTAGACAAATTCTTAGAAGGAAAAGACGTAAGTTTATCCACCTTACAAAAGATAGATAAGTACGTTTGTAGACAGTACTATCAAGAAGGAAGAAGCCCACTTTTATAGTGGGTTTTTTTTGTATTTAAAAAATATGATTATATTTACGTCGTGGAATTGATTAGTTTATTAGCATTGAGTTGGTGGTTTACGGCATTTGAGCCTATCCAAGTCCTTATTGACAAGTCTTTTGAGCGTTTACCCATTACTCCTTTAACGATGTATTTGCATAGTGCATTCGGGTGCTGGAAGTGTGTATCGTTTTGGACTACGTTATTAGCTACGCATAATCTATTCTACGCTTGTATAGTTTCATTAACAGCTTATATAATATCGGAATGTTTACAGACTCTGACACGGCATTAATAAACGAGATTCACGCACTCGACGAAACCAAAAGATACGCAAAGACGAATCTAATTAAGCTACGCACAATAAAAGAAAGAATAACCGGAATAAAAGACAAGGAATGTTTTTGTCAATCGGTAAGGCGTAGAGTATGGTATACTGATTTTAGAACTTGGTATGAAAGCCGTTCTTGACAAGTACATACAATGTAATTACGACGAGGTAAGAAGATACACAAACTACTTCCTCGTAAGAATGAACAGCCATATAGACGCGGACACAGTTATCAACAACTCTTATTTACACGTTCTAAGCATAAACGACGATACTGCTTGTGAGGAAAAAGTAAAATCTTACCTTCTAAACACAATCAAATGCCAGGTTTTATGGTCTACAAGTCAGTCAAACAATGACGATAGAGTAACGGCAATCGAAGAAGGAAAACAACAGGACTGCGAAAACACGGATTTAGAATGGAAAATTCAGTTAGAAGAGCAGTACATATTAAAAAAATCTATCATAGAGATATATCGAAATAGTATAAACGATAGAATTAAGCAAATTATCTTCGAAGCATATTACGACAAAGGCTTAACTACTCAGAAGGAACTAAGTCAGTACTTCAATATCTCAATGACTGCTGCTCATTTCTTAATCAAAGAGATAAAACAAGGCATAAAAGAAATTCAATATAGTTATGACACACGCTAATTTACTTGCAACACTTGCTTTTTTTACTGCCGTCTTTGGTGGTTTTGCTTTAATGCTTAATCATATGGAGTTATTCCGTGTTTTTGGAGGGTTATTTATAGTGTTGTGGTGTTTATTTAAATTAGCATTAGAATTAGAGAATTATGAAAAGGATTAAATTAGAATACATAGATAAAACTATCGTACAAAAAGACGGAATCTTAGGAAACCGCAAAATAGTAGTAGCTACTATAGACCCTACTAAATATTCTTATTACGTTTCTATTGGACTTGGTTATCTTTTCGAAGATGCTACGATAAAATATGTAGGCATAGAACAAGAAACGCCTGTAGAAGAAGTTAAACCTATAAAAACACGAAGAAGAAATGCCAAGACCAAAAAGTGACGAATCACGTAAAGAGTTTATGGAAAGATGTATGGCAGACCCTGAGTCTGTAAATACTTTCCCGGATGCAAGTCAAAGATATGCCGTATGTAATTCAGTTTGGACTACCGATAGAATGACATCAATGAGTAAATTCTTAGACGCATACGCAGAAACTTATAACGACTATCCTAAACAAGCTACTGAAAATGCAAAAATAGCGTTAAGATGGGCAGAAGAAAATGGATGGGGTGACTGCGGTACTCCTGTAGGTAAAATGAGAGCTAACCAATTAGCAAACGGAGAAGCTATTTCTGAGGACACTATTGCGAGAATGGCAGCCTTTGAAAGACATAGACAAAACTCCGACAAAGAATTAGGCTATGGATGCGGTCGTTTAATGTGGTTAGCTTGGGGAGGTGACGAAGGAATAGAATGGGCGCAACGTAAACTTGAACAGATAAGAAATGAAAAAGCAAACTAACGTAACGGCACATCTTAGGAAAACACGAAAAAAAAGACCTAAGCAACACTCAAAAAGCTCAAAGCTAAAAACAAGTAAAAGATATATAAAACTAAATAGAGGTCAAGGATGAGAAACGAAGATTTAAGGTTCTTTTTAATAGACACCGGTGTTGACGTGCAGAACTATTGTCAATACGTATGCGACAAGCTACAAAAAGACGGACACCACTATCTATTATATCTAAGTGACCAACCTAACTTATTCTGCATAGAAGAAATATCAGAAGACGAATTTTTTAAACACGTAAAAAATGGCTAATAAAGGAAAACCCCGAAACATAGATAGTCCCGAAGAACTATATAACCTTTTTGAACACTATTCAATAGACTGCAAAAGTAGAATAAGACGGATCCCAAAAGCAACAGTAAAAGGAGTAGTATACGAAGACCATATACCACCATTAACAATAGACGGCTTTAAAACCTACTGCAACAAAAATAACAAAGACATAAACCGATATTGGTATAACATTGAAAATAACTTTCAAAATTTCGTAACCATCGTTACGCGCATTAAGGAAGAAATACGAAACGACCAAATAGAAGGAGCGATAGTAGGTCAGTATAACAACAATATCGTTGCAAGGTTAAACGGCTTAAAAGAAAACTCTGACGTCACTACAAACGGCAAAGAGATAAACGAAATTAAGATAAACATAATCAAAGGTGACAATAAGGGAAGTTGACCAGATGTGTCAAGTAGTAGAAGCGTTCATTCTAAAGAAGAAAGGTGAGCGCGTCACTATAAACCGAACTTCCGTAATTATGGATGTGCGACAGCTTCAGATGTTACTACACGCTTTTAACGTAGCAAATGGAAATAAATAGTACAATCATATTCGAGAAAAATTGGAGCGCACTACAAGAAAATAGAGTGCGTTTTGTTATTAATGAAGGGGGTTCTCGTTCAAGTAAGACTTATTCGCTTTGTCAAATGATAATCGTTTATTGTTTGCAAAATCCTAACAAAGTAGTCAGTATAATTCGTAAGACCTTCCCCGCTTTGAGAGCAACGGTAATGCGTGACTTCTTAGAAATACTAAAAGACTTAGACATCTACGAAAAGACGAACCACAATATGAGCGAAAACATCTATAGGTTTCCTAACGGAAGTATAGTAGAGTTCTTCTCAGTAGATGACGAACAAAAGATAAGGGGACGTAAAAGAGACATCGCTTGGTGTAACGAAGCAAACGAACTATACTACGATGACTTTACTCAGTTAAATATGAGAACGGAGACAAAGTTAATTTTTGATTACAACCCTTCAGATAGTTCAAGTTGGTTATACGAGTTACCAAAAGACGAATCAATACTAATCAAGTCCACTTATAAAGATAACCCATTTCTACCTGAAACTATAAAACGTCAGATAGAGGACTTAAAACGAACTGACGAAGCCTTATATCAAATTTACGCACTCGGAGAAAAAGCCATTAGCAAATCTAACATCTATTCTAATTGGACATTCATAACGCATAGACCCGCTAAATTTACTTCTTATGTCTATGGCTTAGACTTTGGATATAATCACCCTACTGCCTTAATGCGTGTCTATTGGCGTGATAACGATATTTTCATTGAGCCTGTTATTTACGAGTCTTATTTGACTACTACGAACCTAATCGAGAAAATGAAGATTCTAAACATAGAAGAGAACGTGGAGATACTTGCCGACTACTCAAGACCTGAAATAATACAGGAAATGAACAACAGCGGTTTTAATGTTCTAAATGCTAACAAGGTAGTTAAAAAGGGTATTGACAATGTAAAGACCTTCGGAGTGTTTTGTCAAGATATACCCTACTTAAAAAAGGAATACGAGAACTACAAGTGGAAAAAGATAGGCGACAACATAACTGACGAACCTATCAAGTTATATGACGATGCTATGGATGCTGTGAGATATGCGACTACGTACATAAAAGAAAACTATTACACAGACGATAGCTACATAGCCTTCTAAAAACACGAATAAAAACGCTTTTAATATAGTTATGGCAATATCAATAATCGCAGAACCACAAGATTTCACTCCAGCTTATAACGAGTGTAAATTCATAATAGATAGCACTAACGTAAACAATCAAGGCTTCAGGTATATCTTCGACATATACGAAAGCGGAACGTCTAACAAAATAGCTGAATATAGAATCCTTCCGGATACAAATGGCTATGGAGAACAAGACCTATCTAAACTTTTAAGTAGCCAAGTAAGCTATAACTTTAATCCGTCTATTACTACGTTCTACGATGCGGATAACTGCTACTACAAATACGACGTTAAGTTTGGTGAGGAGTATCTAACTAAGACTTCTTACACGTCTTCTTTAACGAATAGTTCCGGGAACGTAAGAATAAACGTATCGAACACTTTTGTAGTAGGTGACCAAGTAGTTATCTATCAAACAGACGGAGGATTAGCGAATCCAACATTAGAGGGTTTACATACTGTTATCGCTCAAGGTGTAGGTTATTTAGTAGTAGACGCGCTTTGGTCAGATGTAACGGATGCAACTATTGACGGAGATGTTTTGTATGCTGACAATCGAAAGACTATTACAAGGGACATAACTACTACTTTAGATAAATATGTTTTCAATGGAGCGGTTAAATGGGTAGACTTTCCGTTTTACGATAACACGGATTATGTACTCGATAACACTAACGCTTTATTCCTAACCAACCAACCTTTAAGCTTTCATTGTACATTAGGCCAAGACCTTTGGTTAAACCTACGCGACAACGGAGTAAAAGTAAACGAAAGAGTTTACTTCGAAAATAGCAACGGAGATGTTTTCTACAAGTCTATAAGTGGTGACGAATATATAAAAGGTGTAGCAGTAGGCTGTAACAACTTCGGCACGTTAACTTTGGTTTCAGGAACTGCTGGACTAATAAAAGGCGATACTGAATATTACGATGTTTACTATGCGGATTCTTTAGTTATAACGCAACGTAGCGCGAAATATAGAATTTATGTAGATAGACGAATACTAATATCTGAAACACACATTTTGTTTTTAGATAGAATGGGTAGTCTAAGTAGTTTTGCTTTTCAGCTTAAAAACTATGAACGCGGAAACATCACGCGAGAAACTTACAACAAGGATGTTCAAGGTTTTGTTAGTGGTGGCGAGTGGTCTTATAAGACTTATGAACAAGGCTTCGTTAATTACAATACTCAAGTCACTAAAGACTACGACTTGAACACGAATTGGATGACTGAGAACGAGGGTATTTATTTCCAAGAATTACTTACGTCACCACAAACGTGGGTAAAGAACGTAACTTACCGAATCACGGAAGACTTACTAAATAGATACGACGAAACTGGTTGTATTATACGCATACCTGAATCTACCGAGTATTTAAGTTGTAATGTATTAACAAACAACTTCGAAGTATTTAAGCAACGAAATAAGAACTTGATTAAACAAAGCATTTCAGTAAGGTTATCAAATAACGACATAATCAATGGTTAAAATCGTATTAGAAAACGGAACGCTTGACATTAGAGAAGATGTTAAGTTTCCTTTGAATTTTAGTATAGGAGATATTAGGGACATATCCAAAAGAACGGGAACATTCTCAAAGACTATTATCGCTCCCGGTACTAAGAACAATCACGAGTTATTAGGGCATTACTACGATGTAAATATTCAGTCGGGGACATTTAACATAAACACTATTACAAAGTGTCAAGTAATTCAAAACGGAGTTCCTGTATTAGAAGATGCGTTGATTCAATTAACAGGTGTTATAAAGAAGCAAAACACGAACGCCTACGAAGACGAAGTTAACTACGAATTGTTAATAAAAGATTCTAAAGTTGAGTTCTTCACTCAGATAGCAAACAAGGAATTAACGGATTTAGATTTCTCAGATTTAAACCACACTTTAGATAGTGCCTTTGTAGTTAGTTCTTTTAGCAACTCAGTAGCTGACGGATATAAATACATCCTTCCCTATTCAGATGACAACACGTATAGACTAAACGAGTTTAAACCGGCTATTTACGCTAAGACGTATTTCGATAGGATATTCTCAAATGCTGGTTTCTCTTATACGTGGAATGGACTTCAAGACGCTAAGTTTGATAAATTACTAATTCCTTACAATGGCGATGTTGAACAAGCGAATGTAGATTCTTACAAGGTAATTGCTAATAATACGTGGACTACTTCGTATGTAAGTCCTATAGGGCAAAATCCTACGTTCTACGAGGTTATAGATTCGTGGACTGAGGTGTTAGATTCAGCGGGTTCTTTCGACCCTATTACCGGTGTTTATACTGCGCCATTATACACGGACACTACGCAAGGTCAATACTATAATTTTAAGCTATCTTACACGGCTGACATTAACTTAGATAATACAAGTGGTGGTAATGCTTATTCAATACTTTCTTTTTCTAATCAAGGTCAATCAGTAGATAGATACTATTATTTGAGATTTAGGCTAATAAAAAACGGAACAACAGTAGTAGGACAATACATACATTCAGGTGTATTATTTGATGCTACGAATCCACTACCAAACGGACTAAATACAATCGGTACTATTTCGCAAGTTGTTAACATTCCTACAAGCCAAAATATTTTACCTACTGACACAATAGAAGTTCAAGTTGGATTAGGTTTCTTAGCTGCGGGTGTTTCATTTTGGCGCGATGCTGCTGCTCCTTCGATAGGGAATTTAGTTCAAGTAAACCACGAGGTAGATGTTACGAGTTTACAACTTGACATATTACCTAATAACGCTCCGAACTTATACAATGGAGTTGTAGCTGTAGGAGGGTATGTTCCTTCAAAGATTAAGCAAAGTGACTTCGTTAAGTCTATATTTCAGATGTATAATTTGTACGTAGAAATAGACGAAGACCAACCTAACAACCTAATCTTAGAACATAGAGATAACTACTACGATAATGGAGCGGTAAAAGATTGGACTTATAAGTTAGCAAAAGACCGAGAACAAAACCTACAATTTTTACCTGAAGTTACTTCTAAGAAATTAAGACTTACTTACAAAGCTGACAAGGATAGTCCTAACACGATATTTACTGACATTACTAACGAGATTTACGGACAAATAGAATACACTTTCGATAATGAGTATGTTCGAGATACTGACGTTAAAGAATTGGTGTTTAGTCCTACGCCTATAGTAAGAACTATTTTCGATGCGTATGTCCCTAATATTGCGGGTGCTGCTCCAAAGATTAACATTCGTGTTTTGTTAGACGGAGGAAACTTGACTTGTCTGCCTTACGATATTTACGATGTTGAGTTTCCTAACACGCCTTCTTTAAACATAGGCACTACAGGACTAACTACCTATCCAGCTGTAGGGCATTTCGACAACCCATTACTACCGACTTTCGATATTAACTTTGGAACGTGTGACTATTACTATTACGCACCTTCTACGCTTACGAATAACAATCTTTATAACTTATATTGGCGAAGAACTATAAATCAAATAAACGTCGGTAAAATGCTTACTGCGTATTTCGATTTAAATGAGTTAGACATTCAGTCATTAAGGTTAAACGACAAAATACGGATTGATAATTCTTGGTGGAATATCAACAAAGTGATTGACTACGATGCTAACGGGACATCGTTAACCAAAGTAGAGTTGATAAGTGTAGATAGTGAGATTGAGTTAGTTCCATTTCAGACGGGTAACGGAACGCCATTAGAAGACACGATAGTTGCGGTGAGTAGTGATAGCGTTGTAAAAACACGAACACAACAAAGTAACGTAATCTTAGGTAACGCAGACGTAAAAGGAAGAGGTAACGTAATAGGACAAAACGTAAAAGCTGTAGTAGAAGGTAACGGACAAGCCTTAGCAGAAGACGGAATAACAACAAAGAATCTGCAAGTAGAAACCATAAACGGACAAAGCGTATCTAATGCTTTACCTACCTATAAAAAATACATAGCTAACATTAGTCAAACTGGAACTAATGACCCTACGTTAAGCATACTTGAAAATGATTTAGGCGATTTAGTTTTTACTCGTGCTGCCATAGGTAGATATGAAGCTACGTTAACGGGTGCTTTCCCTACTCAGGGACAAGTTTACTTAATGGTTTCAAATAGTCAAGTAGATACTTATTTAAGAATCTTTTGGACTTCTACGGACACTATCGAAATACGGACACTTGATTTCACCAATACGTTAACCGATGGTTTATTAGATTATAATACTTTAGAAATACGTGTCTACCCTTAATTTAATATAGTTTATGAATCAAGTTGAAATTCCTTTAAAACTCACGGGTATAGGCGCAATCAAAAAAGAATTGCGTGATTTAAAAGGTCAGATAGCAAATGCTACTGACCCTGAACAAATGACTAAACTCGCGCAAAGAGCGGGTGAATTAGCAGACCAATTAAAAGACGCAAACGAACAAGTAGCAATCTTTAACAGCGGTTCAAGGTTTGAAGCTGCGTCTAATGCTTTCGGAATGATTAAACAAGACTTAATGTCTTTAGATTTCGAAGGTGCTGCGCAAAAGGCTAAGGTATTTCAAACTGCTATGGCTGGAATAAGCGGTAAGGATATAACAGGAGCGTTTAAAGGATTGATAAGCACTGTTACTACCTTAGGGCAAACGTTTGTAAGATTCGGAGTTATGTTATTGACTAATCCTATTTTCTTACTTGTGGCTGTTATAGGTGCTATCGTTGCGGGTGTTGTTATATTCTTAAATAAGATAGGGGTTTTAAGTAAAGCATTTGATTTATTAATGATTCCTGTAAACGCAGCTATTCAAGGTTTTAAAGATATGACTGATTGGTTAGGATTAACTGACCACGCTGGAGAAGAAGCTGCGAAGAATGAAGAGGCGCGTCAAGAAAAACTTGCTAAATTACAGCAAGAAAAAATGGACAATATGATGTTAGAGTTTGAACGTCAAAAACAATTAGAAGAAGCTATTGAAAATAGGCAAAAAGCAGAGATTGCTTTATTAGAATCACAAGGTAAGTCAGCTCAAGAGTTAAAACGTATAATGGCGCAACAGCAATTAGACGAAGCCAAAATGAGTAAGGAAAGATTAGATAATATAACTAAAGGCGCAAAAACTTGGTTTAAATCATCTGAATCTGCAATAGTAGAATATGATACTAAAATAATTGAGGCTCAAACTAACTTAAATAACGTAATAAAAGAAGGAGCAGAAAAGTACAAAGAATATCAAAAAGCGCGTATAGACGCATCGAGATTAATTAGAGATTTAGAATTAAGCTTAATAAAAGACGCTACTGAAAGAGAACTACAAGAAAATCAAGTTAAGTATCAACGCTTAATTAATGACACTAAGACAAACGAGAAATTAAAAGCTGAAGAAAAGAAAAAGATAACTCAATTATATGCTCAGATTCAAGCAGAAGAAGAAAAAAAGATTCAACAGAAAGCAAAAGACGAGCAATTAAAACAAGCTACTGAGTTGGCTGATGCATTAAATGCTGTTACTGAACAAAACAAAAATAAAAAATTAGCAGCTAATTTAGCAGAAATACAATCTCAAAAAGAAAAAGCTGAAAAGCTAAAAGAGTATAACGATGCGTTAATAGAATCTGAGAAAGGTTTATTCGATGCAAGGTTAGGATTTGCAAAAGGTTTGATTTCAGGGTTAACTGAATTAGCTGGAGAAAACAAGAAAATCGCAAACGCATTGTTTTTAGTAGATAAGGCTTTAGCTATTGGAGAAATAATCGTAAATACACAACGAGAAATATCCGGTTATTGGTCTAATCCTACGTGGAAACTTCTCCCGGATGGCGGTACGGCATTGGCTACAAGTGCTTCAACTGCTGCTAAAATACGTGCAGCTACTTCTATAGCTTCTATCGCTGCATCAACTATATCTAAGTTCATAGGTGGTGGAGGTGGTTCTATACCTTCGGGTGGTGGTGGCTCTGCTCCAACTGCAACAGCTACGGCACAAGCTACACCGGCAGTAAATCTATTCGGTCAAGGTAATCAACTTAATCAAGTTGGTGCGCCTACAAGCGTAGAAACGAACCAAAATATAACAGTACAAGCGGTAGTAAGTGAAACCGATGTGACTACTACACAAACGAAAATTGATAAAATAAAAAAGAACGCTGAGTTATGACAAGTTACCAAGCCTTAATAAATAAGATTGAAGCATTTTACAACGCACACCTACAGGTTAAAAAAGTAGGTAGTGACTTCAAAGAGCAGTTGTTTAATTTTGCTACGAAAGACGAAAAATATCCGATTATCTATATCGTTCCTGTAGGAAGTACACCAACCGAAAACACGAATATATTTTCTTTAGAGATATATTGCTTTGATATAATACAAAAAGATAGAGCAAACATAAACGTAATTCTAAGCGATTGCAATCAAATCTTAGTAGACTTAGTTAACTATTTTAGATTCTCAAATGATTATGATTTCGACATTGTTACCGACCCGGTATTTACTCCATTAAATAACGACTTATTAGATTATGCTGCGGGGTGGTTAATGACTTTAGACGTAGATGTTTCTAATTGGACTGATTGTCAAGTTCCATTAGAAGGTGAGTAACAAAACACGAAATTAAAATAATATAGTTAATGGCAAGAGCAAAGATATCACAACTTGACCCTAAAGGTGCAGACTTATCTTCTACTGATTTATTCGAGGTTAGTGTTAATACCGGTAGTGGTTATGATACTTATTCTATTACAGGACAAGAAATAATAAACGGAGGTAGTGGTGTGTATGTTCCTTATACGGGTGCAACTCAAGATGTTGACTTAGGCGCTAACAAACTTAGTGCTGAATCTGTTTACATTGAAGGAACTAACGGAGCGGGACACTTGCATCTTAAACACCAAAACGCAGACGCTACCGCTTCGGGACAATCTACGGCTTTATTTGCTGACGTTAACGGAGATATCAAGTATAAGAACGATAACGACTATTACACGACATTAAAAACATCGTTAAACACAGCGGATAGAGTTTATACGTTCCCTGATGTTTCGGGTGTTGTGGCATTACAAGAAATTATTTTTGATAAGAAAGCGACATCTTACACTTTGGTTTTAGGTGACGCGTATAAATTAATAGAAATGGAAGTTACAAGTGCTAATACTTTGACTATACCTACAAATGCGAGTGTGCCTTTTCCTTTAGGTACTCAAATTTTAGTGAGTCAATTAGGCACGGGACAAACAACAATAACTCCATCGGGTGGTGTAACACTACGTTCAAGCGGTGGTAAAACAAAAACGTCTGCTCAGTATTCAATGTGTACATTGATAAAAAGAGGGACTAATGAATGGTATTTAAGCGGAGATATAACAACGTAATAAAAGACGAATGGCAACAAATTTAATGGGCGAATTAGTAGCGAATAACGGAACATTCATACTAAACAACACAACTGAATACACAGCGTCAATAGACGCTATCGTAGTACTCGAAGATACTGTTTTCAATGCGGTTAAAATTGCGGGTGTAGACGTAAAGTCAAGCTACATAGCAACACCGGCAACAGCGGTAAAAGCGGGTGCTATCTTAACACCTACGGCAGACCAAAAGTTTAGCGGTGTAGATTTAACTTCAGGAAGTGTCGCACTTGTATTAGGTTAATTATGTATGGTTACGGCAATAGTATGTTTTTAGCAACGCACGGAATTTTAGCAAGGTCAGGAGGAGGAGGAGCTTCCTTACTCCTTGACACATATACAGGAGCAGCAGTTGCTTATTCATTAAGGCAATTAAGAACAGCATACACAGGAGCAGCAATAAGAGTAAGAAGGTCAAGTGATAACGCAGAGCAAGATATTAACTTTGTAGGGGGTGATTTGGATACTTCGTCTTTGCTTTCATTTGTAGGTGCTGGTAATGGATTCATAACAACTTGGTACGACCAAAGTGGGAATGCTAATAATGCAATAAAAACAACAGCAGCCTTACAACCAAGAATAGTTAATTCAGGTTCTTTAGTAACTGAAAATGGAAAAGTTGCAATTAATGATTTTGTTGGTACTACAAATTATCATTTAACATTAACAACTGCGGTAGCAGGAACTGATGTGTATTCATTTAATGTTATAAAATACAATGGAACACTGAATTCTTTATTTAATGCTCAAGTAAATGGAACATATGTCTTAGTTGGTCAAGCTGGTGGGGGTATTCCTGTTACATCTGCAGTAACAGCAACTTATAGGCAAAATGGCTCATCAATAACTTATGCAACAAGAAATGGCGTTGCAACTAATTTAGCAAATCAAACACTTGTTACTATTGATATGAATAACTCAAGTTGGACTCAATTCAACATAGGTTATCGTAGCACAGGGATATCAATGTATAAAGTACAAGAAATTGTTATTTTTAACTCAGACCAAAGTGCTAATGAAGTTGGTATAGAAACAAACATTAATGACTATTATTCAATCTACTAATGGAAATAACAGGCTACAAATATACGAACGAACAGGACGCAATAAACGCAAGAAAGGCTTGCGCTGATTATTATGGTTTACCAGTTTCACCTGAAGATGTTACTCAATATTGGGTAGACTATGAAATAGCAGAACTTGATAATCCTATATTTTGGTACATTGTCTTTGATGAAAGCATTAGAGTAATATTAGGAGAACCTACACAATTTGAAGTAACAACGGAGGAATAATGGCAAGGTACGCAAATAACGGAATATTTTACGTCAAGTATAAGACGCGATTAAAGATTCAAAAATTACTACAATCTTTGATTCGTGAATACGATGCTATTGACACGGGTGCTTTGTACGAGTCAGTTCGTATAAACGCAGAAATACCCGCTTTAGGAGAGTTGAATATTCAGATTAACGCGATGTATTACTTTGGATTCTTAAACAACGGAGCGAACTTATGGAATGGCGGAGTAATAGCGTCTTATGATTTCTGCGCTAAGTTAACCGACTTAATGAATAGTAGCGGTGTAAGTGCTGAGATATTCGACCAATACACCGAGTGGATGACGCAACGTTATCCTTTACTACAAGTAGCTACTATCTTAGGAGAAAAGCGAAGTATAATCTACTCATTTAATCCTATCGGTGGGGAGTTCTTAGGAGCGTTGTCTTTTAAAGGTTAAGTTCCTTTTTCATAGATAACATATTAAACACAAATATTAACGACAAATCGAAGGCTTGACTTATCTTAGTCAGGTCTTCGTTGCATATAGTATAGAGTAATCTTTCCCAAGACCATTTTTTAATCTTTTGTTCTTCTTGGATTTCTTTCTTTTCTTCTGGTGTTAGGTCTTTAGTATCTTCTTCGGTTTCTTCTTCTTCAAATTCGGGTTCAAAAAGGTTAGCGTAAGTCTTCATAAAGTTATCTCTAAAAGACAAATACTCTGGAATGATTCCGTAAATGTGTGGTATTGGTATTTCGTCAAATAGATACGCCCTATCAAAAGGCGAATAAGTATAAGGTTCGTAAATGGTTTCTTTCCATTCGTTTTTTTTCGTCTTTTTGTAACATATAGCAGCTATCTCAGAAATATTTTCTATGTAGTCTTTGCTAAAGAAATACTCTATATCTATAAACTCCCCTAAAGTTAGCTTATTAAACTCCTTAAAATGCATCTTAGCTACTTCTAATTTATACTTCTTAGGTGGTTCTGAGTTTATCCACTTGACTTTGTTCATAAACTCTTGAATCTCGTCAACGTCGTAGTCTTCTAAGTCTTCAGATGGTAGACCCGTGAGCGTAGCTAAGGCTTCTATTTCACGAGAAAATAGTTCCGGTATATCTTTTAGTGTACGAAGTTCTTTAAATTGTAGAACGTCTATATCATTCCACGACTTCGGCAGTAGCATTTTCAATTTGTTTAGAGAATTTTTGTCCTATGTAAACTAAATAAGGAACTGCAACGGCAGCTTTTTGTTCTCTAAATAATTTAGCCTTGTGTTTGATGTGTGCTTTGTCGTAGTGTTCTACTTTAGATAAGTCAGTTCTTTTAAATAGAACGGCAATAAGTTCGCTTAAATAACCTTTGTGTTTAGAGTTAATTATTTTCTCTATTACTTTCATATCTTTTACCGATAGCTTAAACTCTTCCTCGTGTGACTTGTATGTATATCCGTCTATTTCTATTTCTTTGATTATATCCGCGTCAGTTTTTTGGTTAAATTCCTGTACATATTTCTTGAATGTTTCAAAGTCTATGTCAGCTTCTACCATTTCGTCTTCACTTACTCCTAAAAGTTCAAATACTTTGATATGCTTTTCGATTATATCTAAAGACGAATCGTTGTGTATCTCTGTAATATCCTCAAATTGCTGAATAGTTAACTCGTCTAACTGATTCGGGATTTGTTTTCCTAAAATTTCTATCATAATTTTTTTTAACAAATATAACACACTTTTTAATATAGTACAAAATGAGTAAAGATTTACCTATCTATAAAATCACAATCGACCCTGAATACTCCGATGGAGAAGATTTAGGAATCGAGCAAATCGCATTCACTTCAACACCGGCTATTAAAGTTAAAGGTATGGCGTTTAATCAAGCGCAGTCTTTCTTTTTTGCTGACGCTACTAAATACCGAATCGTTGCACCCGCTATGATTCCAATGGAGATTTATAGACGCGATGACGAAAGCGGTGAGTATTATGTTCAATTTACCGAAGAGGTAATAGAGCAAATCTACACGAAGTTTATGCGTGACTTAAACAATAGAGATTTATTTAACTTAGAACACGAAACCGAGAAAACTGTTCCCGCTTATATCCTTGAATCTTGGATAGTTGAAAAACCACGAGAAGACAAGTCTTATACAAGCTACGGAATAGAAGTCCCAAAAGGTACTTTGATGTTGACTGCTCAAGTTACCGACGTTGACTACTACGAGAAATTAGTAAAAGACGAACAAATAGGTTTCTCTATTGAAGGTTTTTTAGGTCTGAAACTAAGTAATCAAATTAAATTAAATACAATGAAGTTACCAGACGGAGAACATTTAATCGAAGGTAAAATCTACGTAGTAAAAGACGGAGAAATTATCGAGGTTAAAGAACAAGAAATGGCTGAAACTCAAGTTGAGGAGGAAGTCAAAGAAGAGGTTGCTATGGCAGAAGACGTAGTAGAAGAAGAAGTAAAAGAAGAAACAACCGAAGAGCCTACTGAAGAAGTTGTAGAAGAGGCTATGGCTGTTGACCCTACAACTGACGCTGAAGCTATCTTAGCTATCGTTAAACCTATGATTGAAGAACAAGTTAATTCTTTACTTGCTATTATCGCAGACTTGAAGAACCAAGTTGAAGAGCGTATAATGGAAAAAGAAGAAGAAGAAGAAGTTATCGAAGAGGTTAAAATGTCTGCATTCGATAAATTCAAAGCATTTCGTAATACTTTTAAAAACCAATAAAAATGAATCGTAAATTAAAATTCGACTTAGACGTTGAAACTAACGCACTTTTGTGTGCGAATCCTGAAGAGTTTTACTCTCGCGCTTATTTAACTGATACTACTGCGGACAACTTCCGTACACTTCCAGGTATCAAGTCAGCTACTAAATTAGCTAACGTAACTTTCGGTAACATCTTACAAGCATCTACTTGTAACTTCTCTGCTCCGACTGATACATTGAACGCTATCGACATCGATGTATGTCCTTTGTCAGCTATGGCACAAATTTGTCAGTTTGACCTTGAGCAATCTTTCTTAGCTTTACAAATGGCTAAAGGTTCTAACGGAGATTTTACTGTTGCTTCTTTTATGTCTTACTATTGGGACACTATGTCTAAGCAAATTGGTGAAGACGTTGAGTTATTGAGATGGCAAGGTGACACTACATCTGAAAGTGCTATCCTTTCTTTGTGTGATGGTCATTTGAAGAAACTTTGTGCTGACGCTGACGTAGTAGGTCAATACGGAGGTGCTGTTACTTCTTCTAACGTACTTTCTACGCTTGAAGGTGTTTGGGCTGCTGCTCCATCTACAATCAAATTCAAAAAAGGAGATTTAAGATTTTATGTTTCTGCTAACGTTGCTCAAGCTTACGAATTGGCTGCTGCTTCAGGAAACACTCAAACTTATGTAACTCTTCCTTTAGGATTGACTTTCTTAGGTATTCAAATGGTAGTTGCTGAAGGTATGCCGGATAACACTATCGTGTTGACTTTGAAAAACAACCTTATCTACGCATTTGATGCTGAAGGTGATGCTAAAGCATTGAAAGCTGTTAACCTTTCTGACACAGTTGCTGAGCCGTACATCCGTACAAGAGCGAACTTGAAAGTAGGTTTTTACCATACAAATCCATCTGAAATCGTAGTTTATAACGTTTGTTTCGATTAATAAACATTATTTCATAGGTAAGGGGTGGTGACTAATCGCCACCCTTTTTTTTGAAACTTTAAAAAATAAAATATATGTCTTGCGCAACATTACAAACAATCACAAAATCGTGCGACAATAATTCCGGAGGAATTTACACGTTGTACGTAAACCAACAAGATAATATCGCATCTATTACAACTGACGAAACAGGGACTAATTGGATTGTTGATGGAATCACTTTAACTGACCCTTTAGATGTATTCGTTCCTATCGAATTTAGAAGAAACGTAGGTTCTTATACTGAAGAAGCAAACATCGACTTGATAAATGGTTCTTCTTACGTTACTCAGACTATTAACTTGATGTTACATAGAAGAGACCAAGAGAAATCAAAAGCTATTAAAGTTATGGGTGCGGGTCAACAATACTTAGCTGTTATCGTAGGAGACGCTAATGGCAAGTTTTGGTACTTCCCTTATATGCAAGTAACTGCTGTAGGTGAAGGTTCGGGAACAACTCGTGCAGATGGTTCTAAATATTCTTTGACTCTTACTGCTGAGAATGAATTTTTAGCTTACGAGGTTGACTCTACTATCATAGCGGGTCTATTGTAATCTGTTTTCTCTCCATAATTAGCCACTCTTTTCGGGGTGGCTTTTTTTGTTTTAAACAAATACAAGAATATACTTATAATATAGTTATATGATTTACTTAGAAAAAGGGCAAATAAACACATTTGTGTTGACTTTAACTGAAGTAACTACGTATAGTAGTCCCTTTTATTTATTTGTGTTTGAGAACGAATTTAACACGGCTGTAGAGCCTATCTTATGGGCGGGTGTAGACTCTTCACCTTATCCGGAAAGATACAATTTATTTACTTTAGAAGAAGGAGTAGACGTAGACTTTGTTAAAGGTCAATATACATATAGCGTTTACGAAAGTGACGAAGCTATAATAGTAGACGAAAACACGAATGTAAACGATTACAATTTAATAGAAGAAGGTAGAATGGTAGTAGCGGGAGTAGTAACTAATTCAATATACGACTAATGGCGTGGTATAACATATTTAAAAAAGAAGAAAGTAAACCCGAAGTAGTAGAGGGTTATCAATCATTTAGCACACCTTTTGGTAAGGTAGGCGGTGCGAACTTGTCGTTACCTTATGTAAACGGAAGATATCAAATATCTGGATACATTCCTTTTGGTCACGATAACTTATACCCTCAACTTTTAACTCAGTTGTATTTTACAAGTCCATTACACGGGGCGATAGTAGACTTTAAAACTAATGCTGCTACGGGTGGGGGTTATGTCTTAAAAACTGACAAGCTAACAAATGAGGAAAAATTAAATGTTTATACTTTCGAAAAAAAGGCAAAGTTAAATAAGTTAGTTCCTTCCGTAACAAAGCAGTTAATTGTACATAATAGAGTTTACTTTAAATTGTTCTTTAATGACAAAGGAGAAGTAAAGAAAATAGAAAATGTTTTCCCTGACAAAGTAAGAGTAAACAAAGAAAAAAGTTGTTATTACATTTGTGAAGATTGGGCTTCTCGTATTGACGTAGAACCTATAAAACCTTATTCACCTTCTTGTGGTGATAAAGTTCAATTATACGTTTATGAATATCATTCTTTAGGACAAGATTATTATTCATTACCTACTTATTCAAGTTGTACTAATTGGATATTTTTAGATGGCGAAATGAGTTATCTACATAAGTCAAATATTCAAAACTCTATCTTTCCGTCTTTTGCTATGATGTTTCCTAAGAAGCCACAAAGCGAAGAAGAAAAGCATATAATTAAAGACACTATTGATAAAATGAAAGGCGCAGCGAATGCCGGGAAAGCTGTTGCGTTTTTCGCCAATTCTGCTGAGAACCTTCCTAAGATAGAAACTATTTCTACAAACAATAACGACCAGCTATTTATACAAACTGACGGAAGGATTGACGAAAAGATATGTCAAGCGCATACAATCGACCCTATTTTAATGGGTATTCGTGTAAGTGGTAAATTAGGTTCGGGAAGCGATATAAAGCAATCTTATGTGATATTTGAAAAGAATGCTATTATGCCGTTAAGAAATGAAGTAGAAGAAATCTTTAACGACCTTTTATTTATCTCTCGTCTTAACGTAGAATTTGAACTTAATAACTATCAAATAATCGGAGATATAATTGAAGAAGAAACAAAAATAAAAGAATAATGATTTACTTCATAACTGAAACCTACTTAAAGACGAACACTCCTATAACTGCAAACGTAGATGTAACAGACGTTACTCCATACGTAAAGACACAGAGTGATTTAAGAATACAACCTATCTTAGGGACTTATTTTTACAACTATTTATTAGCACAGTATAACGCTCAAACGCTTAATCCTGACGAAGAGTTATTGGTAGAAAAGATAAAGCCTTGTATCGCGTGGTATAGCGCAGTAGATGCGGTGTTTGGTTTGTCTTACCAGCTAAAAAATAAAGGTTTACAGCAACAAAACGGAGATTATTCTACGAGTGTAAGTAGAGCAGAAGTAGCTTTTGGGATGGAACACTACGAAGAGAAGGCTGCATTCTACGAAAGACGTTTAAGAGAATGGCTTAAGGAACAAGTTAAAGCTAATCACGATATATTCCCGGAGTTTGTAAGTTCATTAAATACGGACTCGGATATGAAGCCATTAAAAGACGAAGACCAAAACGGGTATAACATAGGAATTTTGATAATATGAAGACTAAGCTACTTTTAATTTGTTCGTCTTTTCTTGCGGTGTTATCGCCTATTAAACCACTTATTTACGTGGCTATTTTAGCAATACTTTTAGACACGGGGTTTGGTATTTGGAGAAGCGTAAAAAAAGGCGGATGGAAAGCATTTAAGTCACGTAGATTATCGCATACTATTAGTAAGTCTTTTCTTTACTCGTTAGCGATTATGTTCGTGTTTTTGGTAGAGAAATACATCGCTTCTGATTTAGTTGCTCATTTCATAGCTATTGATTTACTAATGACAAAAGTAACAGCGTTTTTCTGCGTGTTTGTGGAAGTTGTTTCTATCAATGAGAACTACGAATCAGTAACAGGAAAAAACATTCTTAAATCGCTTAAAAACTTTGTTCTAAGAGCAAAAGAAGAAGCGGATAAATTCAAGAACTAATGGACACTACTAAAATAGTACAACAAAGGTTACCTGAATCGCAGTTTATTAGCGAAAACACGGACAAAAAACAAATCTATTTACACCATACAGCCGGTAATAAAAACCCTATCGCTACTATTAAAGGATGGGAAGCAAATAAAGAGCGTGTAGCTACTGCTTTTGTTATAGGATATGAAGGCACGATAGCACAAGCGTTTAGTTCGAGAGATTGGGCTTGGCATTTAGGTGTAAAAGATAGCGTGTTTAAAGGTCAAGGATTGCCGTATAAGAACTTAGATAAGTATTCCGTAGGTATAGAGTTAACTAACTGGGCGTACTTAGTAGAAAAAGGCGGAAAATACTACAATTATGTAGGTGGTGTAGTAGATAAATCTGAGGTTACTTGGTTAGAGAAACCATTTAAGAACCATAAAACGTGGCACAAGTATAGCGATAAGCAAATTGAATCATTAAGAGAACTTCTTATTTACTTAGGTGAAACTTACGGAGTGAACTTAAAATATAATGAAGATATTTGGTCGTTAAATAAAAGAGCATTAAAAGGGGAAAACGGATTGTATACACACAATTCAGTTAGAGTAGATAAGTCGGATGTTTACCCTTGTCCGAGATTAATTCAAATGTTAAAAGGCTTATGAGGTATTTAATTTTATTCGTGTTTTTGTATTCCTGTAGTGCGGAATATCACTTAAACAAAGCAATTAAAAAAGGCTACAAATGTGAAGAAACAGGGGACACGATTAGAATTACTACCATAGATTCTATTCCGTATATTGTAAACGACACAATAAGATGGGAAAAGATAATAACGACAAAAGATACTATCATTAAATACAACAAGGTTTACGTTCCTAAAACAAAATGGCAAGTAAAAACCGAGTTGAAGTTTCAACGTGACACGATTAGAATAAAAGAAAAGACAAAACAAGCTGAAGCAAAAGCAGAAGCTAAGTCTAAAAAAAGACCTAACCTAAATTTTCTATTTATCGGAATTTTTGTAGGTTTCGCTTTATCTTACTTACTTCGTAGAGTAGACTCAAAAATTAACTTATGAATTTAATAAAACACGCTAAGAACATACACGAGTTACGTGTAGATGGTACGTCTTTCCGTATGGGTATGTTTTCCGATATACATTGGGACAATCCAAAATGCGATTTGAACTTACTAAAACACGATTTAGACTATTGTTTAAAGAATGAAATCCCTATAATGTTCAATGGCGATACTTTTTGTTTAATGCAAGGTGCTTATGACTTCCGTAAAGTAAAGAACGATATAAGACCCGAACACAATAACGCGAGATACTTTGATAGTATAGTCGAAACTGCTGTAGATTTCTTTTTGCCGTATGCTAATTTAATGACAGTAATCGGATATGGTAACCACGAAACATCTATTATAAAAAGACACGAAACGGATATTTTACAAAGGTTTGTTACCTTAATAAACTACAAAGCTGGTAGTAATGTAATGACAGGTGGTTACGGTGGGTGGTTTATTGTAAACCAAGTATGCCGCGCAAATACACGTATGACTTCAAAAATAAAATACTTTCACGGAAGTGGTGGTGGTGGATTAGTTACTAAGGGAGCATTGAATTTAACTCGTGCTATGGAATCCTACGAAGGTTATGACGTGTTTACTATGGGTCATATACACGAAAATTCAGCGCGTAACGATGTCCGTGATTCGATAAGTTTTCACGCTACAAAAGGTTATTACTTTAATCATAAGCAAATACATTCAATGATTACCGGAACGTACAAAGAAGAGTATATGGATGGCGCATACGGATGGCACGTAGAACGTGGCGCTCCTATGAAACCTGTTGGCGGTAGAATATTAACTATTGATTACGCACGAACACAAGAAAATGGAGATACTTATATTAGAAATATTGATAGTATGAAATTTCCTTTGTAGATTTGTACTTTCATAATGTGTTAATTAGGGGGTCATTGACCCCTTTTTTTATGCGCTAAAAAAAATAATTTAAAATTTTTTGCTAAAAATGTTTGTAGTTTGTGAATAAGTATTATATTTGCATATAACTAATTAATAAAAACATTATGAAAACAACAAAAACACGAAGAAAAGACTTAGCCTACCAACAGACTGCTGTAGGTCAAGCATTGCAACCAATGGAAAAGCCTGAAGCGTTACTTGATTGGTCTATTGAACAACTATTAAAACTTATAAATAAATGAGATTAGAAAACTTTTTACCGAGAACAAGTGAGCATAAATCGTTTTTAAGCCACTTTTTAGCCCCTTTAACAGCTTTTATCGTAGTGTTTAGTGTAATCATATCACTACTTAATTAATAACGTCTTAAATCAAAGAAAATGAAGTTAGAGAATTTTTATATTGAACACAGCTTTGTAAGTGAAGAAAGAGTAGTTACGTTTAATTGGGAAGACGATGGGTTGACTTTTTACGTAGTAGCTAATTACGGATTAGATGCGTATAGCAACGAAGTAGAGTTAGGTAGTATTATTCAGTCGGAGTGTTGGAGTGACGTAGAACCTATTACTAAATTCGTGTTATCGGATTCTATGTTAGACTATTTAGAAGAGGAGTTAGTAAGCTACCAAAAGACGAATCCATCCGTGTTTTTAGAGGATTATGATAACGACTATTTAAACTATTGGATATGACACCACAAGAGAAAGCACAAGAGTTAGTTAATAAGTACTATCAATTAGCAGAATCAATCGAATGGACAGATAAAGAAACATCTGTAAAAGCCGAAAAATTTAATGATGAATTAGGTACTGATGTACTAAGGTATTGGAATGAGTTAGCTAAGCAATCCGCTTTAGTTGCAGTTGAAGAAGTAATGGTATATTTAGACCAAATTATGTTACCTAACCCATTTAAGCAATATTGGGAAGAAGTAAAACACGAAATAGAAAAGCTATGATGACACTACTTAAACAAATTGAATACTGGAAAAGAAACGGGAATTTCAACTTTGAATTGTATTTAGCAGTATGTAAGGCTAAAGAATACACGATAAATATAGACACTAAACAAAAAGTTTTTAGATATGAGAAAAAGAAAATATCCAACAAATGACGCCTTCGTTTTGGCTGCTATTAAAAAGCAGTTACAAATGGCTAACCTACCAACCGACCTGTACGAAAAAGAGGAAAATTGGTACACAAATGAAATAAGCTACGAAAAGCACGTAGAGTTCAAAGAGTGGTGGTTAAAAGAAGCACAAGAGCAATTTAGATACACGAAAGCGCATACGATAAAAGCGTGGGGGTGGTTTGATTTATCTTATGGTTTAAAAGTTCCTATTCAACAAGG